TGCCTTTTTTTAGTACAGGCTGAAAAAGTTCAGACTTAAACCGCAGCTCAAGCTCACCGCCATCAAATTCTTCTGGGTCACTTAACATGCAAATCACCGTGATTTTCCGATCTAACGGTGCGTCTGAAAGCAAAAGCGTGTCGATGTGCCAGTCAAAGTGATCGAGAACATTATAAGAGGCCAGTTGTATTGGTTCATAACCACCAATGACCAACCCCCAGCCTTCTTGGGTGTTACATAGCATGCCAAAGTTGGCCATGATTCCAGCAAACCAATGATCCTGTTCTGCAAACCCTACCAAACAGTTTCTGTCTTCAAAATTCAAATGCAAATCTGAATCCAATGCGCCTTGCGTCATGTTGGTTCTGTCAAATTCAGCAGAATCGCAGACAATCGGCGGAATTCTAGTGGTGCGATAGAGGTTCATTAGTAGTATGCGTGCCGTCTGGATTTGAACTCTTTGACCGGATCTTCTTCATCCAAATCTGCTTTGATAAACCCGCCTTTTCTGAACCGCATCAAGGCCAAAGAGACCGTATCTACATAGTCGTCGTGGTCTCCAGCTGGGAAAGAGGCGACTTCATCCACCACTTCTTCCGCCCAGTGCATGTTTGGAGCCCAGACTCTACCTGAAGCAAACAGGTCTGATACAGCATTCAATCTAGTAATCTTGTCATTGCCCCGAGTCGGCGTAAAGTCTTGAACTGGTATACCAGCAGCTCTCATCTCATAGATCAACGGAGCACCAGAGGCTTTCTTTTCGATGATGATGGAGTCTGGTTGCCATTCATCATGTTCTTTTTTGACCAATCTTTTGAGGTCTGGGAACTCAACACGGTCTCTGACGGCATTTAACAAGATGATATTGGCCTGATCCACGCCTTTTTCGTTTGGATGGTAGAACACACCCCAAGTCGTACCGGCCGAATAGTCTGCTCTGTTATGTGCTTCATAGGCTGTATCCCAAGCTTGTAATATGAACTCACAAGCTGGAGCGGATTCTCCTTCCCACACCCTCCACCACTCTCTTTTTACAATTGCCGAAGACTCAGAGGTGGGATTTTGTTGGTACTGGGCTTGCCATTTACTATTTGGCAGTTCCTCTTTCAGCGCTTCCAGCTCTTTGAGAGACCAAAACTCCGGCCAAACTGGATTTCCCGAGGGCAAAATAGCTGGAAATTCAATGACTTCCCACTCATCCCCGCCCCTTTGGGCTGCGGCTTTCAACACTTGGCCCGTCAAATCTCTTTTTGCCCAGCGGGTCATCACTATAACTATAGCTCCCCCAGGCTGAAGTCGCTGTCTAGGACCCGAGGTAAACCACTCATAAGTCCTGTCAAACACACTGGGGTCACTTTCGGCCAGTTTTGCCTCTTGTTCCGAATGAGGATCATCAATAATGATCAGGTCTCCACCCTTACCCGTCACAGTTCCATCCACACCAATAGCAAAATACTCGCCGTTCTTATTGGTAGACCACCGTCCAGCAGCAGTCGAGTCATGTCTCAATGAGACATTTGGAAACACTTTCCCATATATCGGCCCATCAATCAGGTTCCTTGTCTTACGACCAAACCCCACAGCTAACTCTGAAGTATTGGAAGCCTGAATAATCTTCCTGTCAGGAAACTTGCCCAGATACCAACTGGGCAACAAAAACGAAGCAAACTCAGACTTCGTATGCCGAGGCGGCATGTTGATAATCAACCTCTTTAACTTCCCAGAAGCTATCTCCTCAAACTTCTTGGCCATGATTTCATGGTGTCGGCCATGTATAAACCCCGGCCACATGACCTTCACAAAATCCATGAAGTTCTCCTGCCCCCGCGCCATCTGGACAGAATTGGCATACCCCTCAGCCATCAAAAGCAAATGATCCCTCTGACCCGCCGGTAACGAGTCAATCACCTCCAACAACTTGTCCTCAGGAAAACTCTTCAATAACTCAAAGAGCTCATCATCACTCGGCTCAATCAATCTTATGCACCCTCAAATTCGACGGCCGTATAGACCTCGCCCTTCTCTTTATCCCCTTACAAACCCCCAACTCCACCAACGCCCACATCTTCCGAGATACATTTCCCCGACCCTTCTGCCCCGTCAAACTCATCACATCATCTATAGACGGACCAAACCCAAACCGCTTCCACCACTCATCTATCACCAAATAAATTTCCCTCTGCGCCGGTGTCATCCCTTACTCCAAAATTTTTATATGTAATTTTTTTACACCCCCCCCATTCTTAGAACCCGGGGGGGGTTAGATACTTAACTGTCAAGCACCATATGCAACTTATTGATTTATAAGACTAATGTCAGTGTAACACCTGTTACACTGAGATTTCGTCAGTAACAGTGTTACTTGAGTTGGGTTGCGGGGTAACAGCGCTAAAAGTTGGTGGGGTAATGTGCGGATTACTAAGCATAGGCTCGGGCTCAGTGCTCGCCAGTTTTGGGGGGGTGCCCCCGGGTGGGGTCTCGCCCTCGGGCATTTCCGCATCCGCGCCCGCCTCCGCCGCATCCGCGAGCTGCGCATCATCGTCGCGCGATACATGGCCGGACATTTCCAGCTCAGGATTGACGGCGACATGGTCTATTGTTTCGGCATCCGCGCTCGAGCGCCGCCGGGATAGTTCTGCCAGCAGACTATCAGCACCGCCGCCGCCTGACGACAGCGCCAACCGCAGCGACTGAACAAGCTTGTCCCTGGCTTCGGTAGGGTTTTCTGTGCGGATAATCTCGCGCCGCTCAGTGAATGCAGCTACCTCTGTCACTTTGCCAAGCAGCTCGAGGGCGCGCAGTTTCTGGGCAGGCTTGACTTCGGGGTCAAGGGCGGTATTTGTGAGCCGTTCAATGACAAGAGCCCTCAAAGCAGCCGGAGTTGCATAGCGTTGCGCCTCGATTGCCAGCTGGAAGGCTTCGACCTGCGCCTGTATTGCGCTGGACTTTGCGAGCTCTTGGCCTCTGCGGGATTGCGTCACAGGTTTGCCGGTGCTGTTGTAGGACTTGCGATATGCCCCGGCTTTGGTATCACCCAAGGCTAACGCCTCGGCAAACTTGAGTTGTTTACTCGTGAGCTTCTTATCCTTCCCTGTATTAGCACCCATGAGAATACTTTGCATCGGCACGGACTGCATCGCTTCGCTGACTTGCTTTCGCGTGAGTCGTTTAACCGGTATTTTTTGGGAATCCATGCGCCCGACTCTAGCACCCCTGCGCGCGGGCTGCAACACTTGACAAGCAAGCACCAGGCCACCTGTAAAAATGCACAGGTACAAATATTCCCATTTCTTGACCTAGATCAAGGAACAAAGCTTGACAGTCAAGCATCATAGCACCTGTTCCACCGCAGCACCTAATCACCACTACAGAAGGGACGCAATGAAAAAGCCGCTGTTCGCTTGCAATGTTTTACTGGCCGCTGGCCTTACCTACTTTGGCGCAACCCAAGCCTATCAGGATGCCGCGCCCCTATGGCTCGCCGTGCTGTTTTGCGGCGGGCTGTTTTCCGCTGTTGTTGTTTTCGCCCTATTTGAAGACTAATCGAAAGGAAAGACATGGAAAACGCGACTTATTGGTTTGCCCGTGGATACTTTGACGCCCGTCACGGCAATGCCTTTGATGAGACGCTAGTCAATCTGATTTCCGATATCTGCTGGGATGCTTATGACCGAGGGTATGAGTGCGGCATCAGCGACTATTGCACCCATGACATTTCGAAGGAGGAAAACCATGTTTAAAACCGAATTAGACCTATCCGCCGACATCATCGACACGCGCGACATTATTGCCCGTTTTGAAGAGCTGGAAGAGCTGCGAAGCGACCACGAGGCCGACCCGACCGGAGGCCATTACAGCGACGAGGATGCGCTGGAGCTCGCCAACCTGACCGAGCTGCTCGATGAGCTCGACGGCATGGGCGGCGACGAACAGTGGCGCGGCGATTGGTATCCGGTAACGCTGATTTGTGACAGCTACTTTCAGACCTACGCCCAAGAGCTCGCCGAGGATATCGGCGCAATTGACCGTAACGCCAGCTGGCCGCATACCTGCATCAACTGGGAAGAGGCCGCGCAAGAGCTGCAATACGATTATTCCAGCATACACATTAACGGCGTGACCTACTGGACGCGATAGCAGTCCGCGCCTGTTGCGCCTTTGAAAAAGGGCGCAGCTGGGGCGACATTGCCCGACCACTGCTAGGGGAAGACATGACACACGAAGACCTGAAAAACTGGATAGGCAGCGATTGGCTGAAAGTCGACCACTTGGTCGACCTGTTGCACGAAGTGCTCACCGATGATGGAGCGGCCGAGATTATGCGCCGGGAGGTGGAAGCCTACACCGACCGGTGCGAGGCCGAATCATGATCGCCGAAAATCTCAAAGCAATCAAAAAATGGGAGCGCCCCGATAGCTACATGGGTGCCAACTGGTTCGAGTTTTATGTATTCCTCGGCCAGCACCGCGAAAGCGACAGCGTTACGCGTTGCAATTTCATCGAAGGCCTAAAAGCACTGGGCGGCGAAAGCGATACCGTGCAAGTTGTGCGTGAGCGGCATTGGGCAGTGGGCTGGGTCGAATGGATTGCCATCCATGAAACCGACCACGAGGCCATCCTGGCCGCAGATGAAATGCTTTGCGCCCTGTCCGATTATCCGGTTTTGTCCGACGATGCACTGTCAGAGCTCGAGTGGAACGAAGCCGCCGATTATTGGCAAAGCATGCGAGTTTGTGATCGGGTGGAGCTTTTGCAACGGGCTGGATTATCCATTTTCGCCGCTCGGCACGATTACTTGCCGCAGGACGATTCCGGATTCATTTTCGACACTCTCAGGGGGTAAAAATGACAGACGCACAATTGCAAAAGTACCTAGCCAAGCCGGTGATATACCACCAAGACCCCGGACATGGCTGGTTCGGGGTGAAACGCGCAGCCCTGGCCGAGCTCGGCATCCTCGACAAAGTTTCACACTACAGTTACGAACGAGGCGCGACTGTTTATCTTGAAGAGGACTGCGATGCTTCGCTGTTTTTTGCGGCCGTACGCGCGCGACTAGGGCGAGATCCAGCATATGACAGTCGCCACACAAACAACCGCAGCCCGATCCGCAGTTACTCAAGCTTCCGGAGGGCGACATGCGAGCGCACCTAACCCTAAAAAGCAGCAACAGCAAGACCGGGAAGATCCCGGTATCGACCACCGAGCGCGCCAGCTGCGGCGCGTGCCCGCTGAAAAAGGCGGGCTGCTATGCCGACGATTATCACCTATCCATGCACTGGGACGCGGTATCAGACGGCCGCAGGGGCACCGATTGGTCGACGCACTGCGAACAGGTAGCGGCGCTACCCGAAGGCCAATTATGGCGGGCAAACCAAGCCGGAGACCTACCGCGCAAAGGAACACGCATCGACCGCGAAAAGCTCATGCTGCTGGTGGCCGCGAGCTCAGGACGCAGGGGGTTTACCTACACCCACCACGCGCCCACGCCTGAAAACATCGAAACGCTATACATGGCGGCAATGGGCGGCTTTGTGGTGAACCTGAGCGCGAACAATTTAGCGCATGCCGATGAACTGGCCAGCACTGGTTTGCCCGTGGCCGTGGTGTTGCCGATGTCGCAAACAACAAACACGCGCACGCCAGGGGGGCGCCCGGTAACCGTATGCCCTGCGACCCAGCGCGACGATGTTACCTGTGCGACCTGCGCGCTATGCGCCCGTGGAGACAGAACAACGATTATCGGTTTCCCCGTGCATGGTAAATGGGCGCGCAAGGCCGATGCAGTGGCAAAAGTAATTCCAATTAAATCAATTTGAGGAGATCGGAATGGTGTACCAATTCAAACCGGTGGAGCAAGACCTAGACAAAGGCCTCCCCTATGGACTCAGACTAAAAATTATCCCGAACACGCGCGAAGGAACGCAGGTATGGGTAAAGGATTTGCAAGGCGAGCCGGTCGCAAAAGTATCAATTCAATCACTAGAACCAATGACGAACTGATAAGGGGCGGGACATGAAGACAATCACAATTGAAATTCCCGATGATGCCGGTGAAGGAATGGCTCGACTCGCAGCACAACGCGCAGTAGATCCAAATTGGATCGCAGTGTGGTGGCATGTTGACGATGTTCTGTCGTTGGACGGCGAAGATTCAGACCTGACGCCGGACGAATGCCGAGAGGTAATAGCCCTCGCCGATGATTGCCACGATGCCGAAAACGGAATCAATTGGTCAGTGTTGGGCTATTACATTGACCAAGTTAAGGCGGGGCGCTGAATAATGGACAAACTGATTCAGATGCTCAACAACGCATATTTTGCCTTGGTCGATGGCGAGGACACCGATGTCGATGTTGACGAGCTAATCGGCACCCTTGGCGAATTCCTTGCGCTATGGGACGGTGACGATAGCGCGTTCAGCTGCGAGGCGGACAAGACCCCGGCGCTGGTGGAGCTGGTGAACAAACTGAAAGAGAGGAAGTAATGAACGAACGAATTAAAGAACTTGCTGAACAGGCTGAAGTATGGGTTACCAAGCAGCGCTGTGAAATTGACTCAGACAAATTCGCCAAGTTGATTGTGCGGAAATGTGCAGAAATCATTGAAGCACAGGATGTAGACCCTTCCTTCAAGCTCAGGATGAGCTGTGCGGTGAAACAATATTTTGGGGTTGAGTGATGCGCTACCGCGTGGAATCGGTACCAAAACGCAAAGCACTGGAGCGATCCTTTGCAACCCGACTCGGTGCGGAGGCGTACTGCGCCGCTCTGTTCTACCTCGACAGGCTAGGGTCGAAAATCATCGACACAGAGAAACCGAAAGAACCCGAGCCGGAGGAGGCGACCTTTTGAAATGGCAGAACGCAAACGAGAGGGCGCGCCTTCAATCCTGGCGTGGCTTGCGACATTGTTTTGGATTGGTCTTATTTTTTTGTTTCTTTTTTTATGAGGAGGGCGCAGCATGAAAATTTTAATTTACATGGAAATTGGGTCAATTGAAACATTGGACGAAATACTAGGCCCTGCGGTTGATAGCCACGCTGTTGATAAGTACGCAATTTTAACAGTGGACGGCGCGCCACTGATGTACGAAAAAGATCAGGATTCTGCTGCGGATTACCTTAACGAGATGGCTATCTCTTGTTTCGGAGTGACTAGGTAGCATGAGTCCAAAACTTAAAGAGCAAATGACGCTGGGCGTGATGGCGTTGATTGGTGCCAGTGTTTTGTGGGCGTTTGTCCTAATTATTTTTTCACTGGAGATTTGAATGGCAACATTAGAGAAAAAACTGAACGAAGCCCTGGCGAACGAGGAAATTAACGAAGTGATGCCGACCTTGCTAGGTTACGCAGCTGGGGTCGCCTTATTGTCAGGCGTGCCTCAGAAAAACTTCCAATACATCGCACGGGAAATTATTGCAACCGTTTATGCCGGGGGCATTGTGCCGCCGCTCAAGGAGAGGAACTAATGCAGCTCAAACAGTGTGGCGGACGCGTGCCGCTGCGAAACACACGGGGCGACATTCCCTATCTGCTGGTCGATTTCCCCACGCGCGACGAATTCGACGCGCTATGGAACAAGGGGGTATCGGCGGAAAATCGCAACCGGTACTGGACGATGTTAACCAAGAGGGCAGAGGGCGCGACCTTGACCGAGGCCGGACGCCTCTGCAACATATCAAAGGAGCGGGTGCGTCAAATCGAGGCAAAGTTTTTGCGCCTCATGGCGCAGAAGTACCAAGCATTACTCGCTTCAAAGACTGACTAGCTTTAAAAAGGCCGACTCGGACATGAAAGTCATTAAAGTCCTCCCCGACTGTGTCGGACAGCCAATATGGCTTACTTGTGCTCCGAGCGGCCTGTTCTCCGGTGCCGCTGAGATCATTGTCTGCGACGACGATCCCGCCTTGAATGCCCCGTGCTATGAGCTGCATGTTCGCTGCACTGAAGCAGATATGGATCGTGTATCGAACCTTCATTGCTTTCATGACAGTGCGGATGCTGAGGCCGGTGGCGTACCCTTCGCAAAAAATCGGCAAGCCTTTTGCATCAATCACGAAGGTTGCCCCTTTGCTACGCTGACCATACAAAAACTTCTTTTCCCCCTCTTCATTGATGAGTTGGCACCCGACCAGCCGACCATCGATCCGCATCGGGACAACTAGCATCTGCTTCCCGTGGTCGTTCCAAACATTGCCCGATTCACCCTTGAAGCCCTTGCGGTCCAGGTAAGGGTGCGGCGCTAATTCTGTTTGATGCATGATCCAGCCCGCCTTTTGCGCGGCCTTTTGCTGGGCTTCCTGCCGTTCGCGATCCGCCTCCTGCTTCATTTTTTGAATGTTGATGCTCGGCGTTTTTACATCCGACTTCCACATGCTCGGGCTATCCATCGTTGCCCAGTTCTGCACCCAGCCTACATCCCCAAGGAATTTATAGCGGCCGTTGCGTTTGTGCGGATGATCTTCTGTCGGCGTAGCAACCCAGCGGTTCGGGATGACATGGCGCATGATCAGACCATGCGCTCGAGCGAAATCTTCAAAGTTCATCACCGACCCCCTGCCAGTTTGTATGCCTTGGCATTGGCTTTCGCCCAGGCGATGTTGCGACTCTTGATCCAGCTCGCAGTCTTCGCGGTAGTGGTCAGAGGCTGCTCCACCAATCCCCTCGGCCACATGCCAAATTTTTCGCGGTATTTGTGCGCCGCCCATTTGGGGTTGTATTTTTTGCTGGTCGCCCAGAACAGCAGCTCAGAGTAAAACTGTTGACGATCCCCTTGTGCAGACTTGGCACCAGTGGTCAGCTCTTGCAGCTCTCCCGCCACAGCTTCTACCGCGTTGCGCTTTTGCCGCACAAACCCACAGGCAACGCATGAGTCAGATCCCTTCGCCCACAGATGCCCGCACGCTGGACATTTGGATTCAGTCTTTTCCTTTTCGGTTGGTTCCTTCTTGGCTTTTTCCTGCTGATTATCAAGCTCTTCTACTCCAATGGAATAGAGCTCGTCCCAGTCATCGCGGAATCGCAGATAGTTGCCGCTGTGATCTAGCCATAGCGCATACTCTTTGCCTTCATGCGCCCGCATGATTCGACCCATTTGCTGGACATGGCTTGAGAACGACTTGCTGAATGGTCTTGCGGATACCCCAATCATTACATCGGAAACATCGAAGCCACGGGTCAGGATATCAGTGGCGATAAGACCATGAATGTCAGTGTCGGGCTTGGCAAAATCTTCGATGGCTTCCTTCTTGAACTCGTCATTGTCTTTGTAGCTGATCGAGACAAAGTTGTAGCCCTTCTCCGCAAACTGCTGCACCAGGTCAGCCCCGTGCGCCACACCGGCACAGAACACAATGGTTTTGCGAGGTCTGCCATAAATCTCGTGCGTTTTTTTAATCCACTCCTCGACAATGTCGCCGGTGATCTTCATGCCGCGCTGAGTCACAACATCTTGCGACCATTCTCCGGCCACCTTCTTGGCACCGGTCATGTCGATTTCTTTGGCGATGTAGACACGCAGGGGCGTGAGCCAGCGGTTGTCTACCAGCCAGCCATTGGTCGATCCGCAGACGACGCGCTGATACAGCTCACCAAGCCCTTTGGTAAACGGGGTAGCGGTTAGCCCAATGACTTTGACATGCGGATTGTTGCGAATGAAATCAGAGGTCTGTTTGCGGGCAATGTGGCACTCGTCCACGATCAGCAAATCAATCTCTGGGAAATCATCTCTGGCCTCGAGGGTCTGCGCCGAACAAACTTGCAGCCTCGCGCTCGGGTTGTATTTCCAATGACCGGACTGGTATACGCCATGTACCAAGCCGTATTTTGAGAGGCGCAAGCTGGTCTGATCAACCAGCACCAGCCTGTCCAGCACAATGGCCGCTCGCTTGTAGTTCTCAGAAGTGGCTTTCATCAAATAGATTGCCACCTCTGTCTTGCCAAAGCCGGTCGGCGCATACAGCAATTGCGAACGCACGCCCTGCTTAAACCCTGCACGAAGCTCATCGATGACCTTCATCTGATGCTCACGCAATACTAGTTCCATAACTACTCCTTAGATGCCGGGTTCCGCCCGGTGTCGGCTGGGCTTTCGCCCTACTGCTTTTCGTATTTTTTCAGCTTTGCCTTGAGTGAATTGATGGTGCGAATCATCTCAGCGTTGCGAGTTTGGAACATATCGCGCGACTCACGCAATGCTTTGTTGTCTATCTCAAGAACGCGAATCTGTTCACGCAGGTCTTTGACCACCTCCTCGATGTCGATCTTCTCAATATCGCTTGCGTCCCACTGGCCGACAGCGATGCGGTCTTTCAGCACCTGGATTTCGTTCGCCATAGACAGGATCGTGTCGGTCAGCTCGTCCATCTGTTCGGTTGCTGGATCGACCTCCGGCTCGGGCTCCGGCTCGGGCTCCGCTTTCTTGCGACCAAGGTTCTTGGTCTCAATCGTGGCTTCTTTCCCGTGCTTGTTGGTGTATGTCTTTTTGGTCTGCTCGCCCTCCGCTGGTGCCAGCGTTTGCTTGACCCGACCGACAGTCATCTTCGATACGCCAACATGACGGGCGATCTCGGCATTAGTCCACTTGCCCCAGACTTCATGCTTGAGCATCTTCAAAATGATGTTGCGGCTATCCTCTGAGGACAGGCTGAGGCCGCGCCGACTATTGGCACCGTAGGCGAACAGCTGCGCGTCTTCCAGCGTGCCCTGTTTGACATCTGCCTCGATGGTCTCATGGCCGTTTCCCTTGGTCGCAAACAGCCGATGGAAGCCGTCTGCCAACCAGTATTCCGAACCGTCATGGAAGACGATGATGGGCGGGAATTGGTCGCCATCGCGCATGTGCTCTGCGTATTGCTCGACCACCTGCTGGTCAAGCGCCAAGCGCGCCTGTGTTTCGCCGTCAGTACGGATATCCGACAGCTTGATGGTTTTCATTTTTGTTCTCCTAGCGTGGTTAAAGACAACATCGTAACACCTTGTTACCGTAACATGCAACAGATGACATGCGCTGTATGTCACCTCATGACATGGTGGGCTGCGGTCGCCAAGGGGTGGAAGGAGACCCACACCAGACCCAGCAGCCCCACAACAGGGAGCGCCCAGTCGCCCATAGCGGCAGCGATTCATTCATCAGGAGCCTTGATTCCACCCTTGTACTCCTGACTACTCCAGTCCCTCGCTGACAGGCTGGAACCACAACCGGGGGTGTATCGGCGTGGTGTCTTTTCTTCCGAGCCACCGATTCAGGTGCGCTGCTGACGGGCGGAGTCCGACCCATGAAAAAAGCCCCATGACGGCTGGGCTTCAGGCCTCGACGGAAGTGAGCGATCCAACCAAAGCTCTCGACAGCCGAAGCCCATGCGTCATAGGGCTCTTTGGCAGGATCTTCACGCTTCCGGCGCGGCCCGTCTTTTTCACGGACATCAGCACAATACACAAGATCAACGGCGGCGTCAACTATTGTTTGGCGAACCACGGAACATAGCCAGCCAAGTACTGCCGCTTATTTCGTTTGTGTTTTTTCAACTGTGATTTGGTCGGATCACTGCCGCACTTCTGATGGATAAATAGTTTCGTAGACCTACCGCATACGAAGCATTTGCCAGTCGGATTCTTGAAAGTATTTTCCATACGACCTCCCCAGCTGTCAGTGTAACACTGTTACACTGAGAATGTACCACATGACATTAGATGGGTACAACCTGTTGACAAGAGCTTTAAACCATGCCATGATGGTTTCTCATCAACTGCTAGGAGTACAAAAAATGAAAGACGCGCCTGTAACTTGGCTCGATGCCGCCGCCTTCTCTGCGGCCAACGGCATGCTCTCGCACGAACAGAACGGCCAGATCAGCAAGTATGACCTGGCTCGTTGGTCATATGACATTGCCGAGGCCATGCTGGAGGAGAAGCTTCGTCGGGAGCAAAGCGAGTGAAGCTGACCAACAAGTACAACATCCCGCAGACATTCGTCAATGTCCTGCAACGCCCGACCTACAACAAGGGCAAGGCGCACCTGTCTGTTACCCAGCTGATCAACAGCCCGAAGATCGTGGCTCTGACCAATCTGTTTGCCGACGAGCTTGAGCAGGATGTATCCGAGATGATCTGGTCGATCTTTGGCTCCGCCGTTCACGGCGTACTGGAGCACGGCAAAGACGCGAACCACAAGATCGAGGAGCGGCTGCACGCTGAGATCGATGGCTGGCATATCAGCGGCGCTATCGACCTGCAAATCGTGGGCGAGCACGGCATTGCCATCCGCGACTACAAAACCACCTCGGCGTGGGCTGTTATGAACGAGAAGATCGAGTGGGAACAGCAGCTCAACATCTACGCATGGCTGGTCGAGAAGGTCAAGCTGACACCGGTCACCGATGTGGGGATCGTAGCCATCATCCGCGACTGGAATCGCCGTGATGCTGGCACCCGCGAAGGGTATCCGGAAGCCCCGATCAAGGAGCTTCCAATCAGGCTATGGCCGTACAACGAGCGCGAGAAGTTTGTCTCGGATCGAATCTCCAAGCATTCGGCTTGTGAATTTGCCATCGAAACTGACCAGTCTCTGCCCCGCTGCACCCCCGAGGAAATGTGGGAGAAGAACACTACATGGGCGGTCAAGAAGATTGGCGGCGTCCGGGCAAAGTCTGTGCATCAAACACAAGAGGAGGCAGCTGATGCCTTAGAGAAGGCAGGTAAGGGCTATGAAATAGAAGTACGTTTGGGCGAGCGCACCCGCTGCGCTAATTTTTGTCAGGTCAGTCATCGCTGCATTCAGTGGCGCGACTATCAAGATGGGGAATTGACATGAACCAGGTTTACGCAAAGCTTCAACGAGCACGGCTAATGCTGCAAGCAAAGCCACTCACCAAGTCCGGCAAAAATAAATTCGCGGGATATGACTATTTTGAATTGGCAGATTTCATGCCAGCCATCCAAGAAATTTGCGGTCAGGTTGGCTTGTGCGGGATGGTCAGCTACACCCATGACAATGCTTACCTGGTGATCCAAGACACCGAGGCCGAAGGTCAGGTCACCTTTACCGCCCCGATGTCCACGGCCGCGTTGAAAGGCTGTCACGAGGTGCAAAACCTGGGCGCTGTAATTTCTTACCTTCGCAGGTACCTGTGGAGCAACGCCTTTGAGCTGGTCGAGCACGACGCCTTGGATGCCACCACCGGATCGGATGCAGGTAAGCCTGTGACCAAGACCGAACCCAAGGCTGCGACCAAACCACCGGCCAAGGTTGAGGGCAAAGCCGGTGATTGGCAGATCGTCGCCACGCTGAAGCCCGAGGGCGATCCTCAGGACTGGTTGAACGCAGTAGGCGCGGCCAGCGCAATAGCACTGGAAATGGCAACAAAAGAAGACGATGTCATGCAGATTTTCAAGAAGAACAAGCAGCTGTTCGATGCCGTCAAGGCACAGGATGCTGACTACTTCAAGGACCTGATGGCAATGTTCACAGCAGCTAAAAATAAATTCGCGGAGTAATCATGGCATTCATACCAAAGCCCAATACCGGCACACTGTGGCCAAACAAATACAAGAAAGCATCCAGCCATCCCGACAAAAAGGGCGACTTGGTGCTGGACAAAGAGTTCTTGAAAGACATGATCAGAAAATCTGACGGCGACTTGGTCAAGATTGCCATCGCTGGATGGGAGAAAGACATCAACGGCCAAGACTGCCTGTCCATCGCCGCCTCTGAACCGTACATCAAGAAGGAAGAGGCTCAGCCAGTAAAGCAGGACGATGAAGGCGATGAGGACGTGCCCTTCTGATGAAGACCATGCAATTTGAGGCGCTGAAAGTAGCGCTCAAACAAGATAAGACCGGCTATGTGCTTACCTTGTGCATGCACCCCGATGAAATTCCCGTGGAGTTGCTGCGAGATTTTGTCGGGGCGCGGTATCAGGTTGTCATGGTTCGGATTGATGGGCACGAGCGCCCAATGGATCGCAAGGACGAGTTTGATGGCGAGCGGTACGTCAAGATTGCAGGGATCATTTGCCGTGATCCAAAGTTTTGGCGATACCTGCAAGACGACAACCAAATCCTGACGGCCAACGAGAAAGAGGCTACAGCCTGGTTGCGAGAGTATCTAGGCATAAAGTCTAGAGCTGAACTGAAAGACAACCAAGAAGCCAGAGCTCGACTGGATTCAATCAACAAGGAGTACAGCGCGTGGAACGAACAAACTTGATTCCATATTCCGTGTATCTACCGGTCGAATATCACAAACGGCTGCGGGTGCTGGCTAAGGAACGCAAAGCTTCAAGCATGGTGCGTGATGCCGTGTTGATGCTATTAGATGGAGGTGATGTTTACAAAAGCGGCTACAACAAAGGCGTCAAAGACGCCGCTCAAGTTGTGTATGAATGCAAAGAGGCGCAGATGGTTGCCGTAAACCGTCGTGACCTCGGATCCATTCTGACTGAACGGATTGAATTGTTAGAACTTAAATAACCTGGAGACTGCTATGAGGATCAGCAAAGCAACAGCAAACCGCGTACGAAAAGCTATTACCGATGGCATGAGTAACGCCGACATCAAAATAAAATTTGGCATTTCATCTCACTCTTTGTACATGATCCGGCACCGCATGCGACAGAAATTAACTGCCGCATCTATGACTCTTATGTCGCCCATTACCAAGAAGCCAGTCATTGTGAATCCTGACGCCGTGCAGGTTGGAGGCGATCATTACAAAGGCCACAAGATACAAGTATGGGATGCGATCCACGATTGGGGTCTTGGTTACTTTAGCGGCAACGTCATCAAGTATGTTGCGCGTCATCAGCAGAAAAACGGGATTGAGGACCTGAAGAAGGCGCGGCACTACTTGGACAAGCTGATTGCTGTTTGGGAAGCCAAGACTAAATAAAGGAGATTGAAGATGGGACAAAAAAATCGTGCGGTTGTAGTGATCAATTCCGGCTGGATTTTCGCTGGTGACACAGAGCAGGTCGATACAGTGGTTGGCAAAAGCATTCGGATTACAAATGCCCTGCATGTGTTCAAGTGGAC